AGGTTAATATTATTGATAAGCATTATGTTTCGTTTTCTTTTAAACCCTCTCATTCACCACATTGGACCAGAATAAAGAGGCGAAACGTTATTAACTAGGTGTTTAATCTCTTGTAGAAAAAACAACACCCATCGCATAATCCCACGCAGGGTTCGCGGCGCTACTGAAAAAAAATCTAAATATAGATGTGCGAGTTATTTTTGTTTCAGTGTTTTGTTTTTTAAAAATAATTTATTAAATATATAAATTTGATAACCATTTAAAGAAAAGAAAGTATATGTATATATTATAAAACAATGAGTGAAAACGATTCGGATGAACGTATGAATACGACTAAAGTAATTACGAATACAATATGGGATATTCAAAACAAACTTAGATCAGAAGGTATTACAGGAATAGATGCCCTTAATCATATTACAACGATTATTTTAATTAGAAGTTTAACTAATATAAAATGTAGAAATTTAGGTATTCCAGAAGATTTAAGTTGGGAATCTATTAAAAAATTAGCACCAATTGAAAGATATACAAAAATTCATAACACAGGTGAACAAGGGTTATTATGGTATTTGAAATTAAATAATCGCTGGGGAATATCAAATAGTTTTTCATTTAAAATTACTAATCATAATACATTTGATTATATTATAACTAAATTAAATAACATATCTAATAATTTATTAAAATCAAGAATCGATATTATAGGTGACATTTATGAACATTTTATTAATCGTGAAGGGAAAACAATGAAAGACTTAGGGCAATATTTTACGGACAGAACTTTAGTAAAATATCTTATAGATATGACTAAACCCAAAATTAAAGAGAATGGTAATATTGAGACAATATGGGATCCTGCTGCTGGAACAGGTGGATTTATATTGATGTATATCCACTATATGAATAAACATTATCCGAATATTGATTGGTCTGTACAAAAACATAATATATATGCAAATGAATTAAATACTAACACATATTCTTTATTAAAACAAAATATTTATTATGCGATTGATAATATAAGCGATACTTGTTATCTAGAGGACAGTTTAACATGTAATGCGCCTAATAGTTCCGGTTTTGATATACTAATTTTGAATCCACCATTTGGAATAAAAGGAATTCGATATACAAATATGAATGATAAAATAAAAAAATTAAAAATTAATGGAACTAAAGCAGAAGTATTATTTTTACAAAATTGTATGGGAAATCTTAAAAAGGGTGGTAGATGTTGTATTGTAATACCAGATAGTATATTATTTGGTAGTGCGAAATTATATAAAGAAACAAGACAACATTTATTAAATAATTTTGAAGTTCATAAAATTATTAAATTAGTTGGTAATGACTTCTTTACAAATACTGGTGTAGAAGCATCTGTATTATTCTTTGAAAATACTGGTAATAGTACTTCATCTATTTCAGTTGTTGAAATCAATAAAGAATATGATTCTATTAAAGAAAAACATATCATGGATATAAATATAGAGGATATCATTAAAAATAAGTATTCATTAAACATAAATTTATTTAAAGAATTTAATGTCAATGTTAAAGATGGTTATACGTTGGTTAAATTATTAGATTGTATGGAATATATAAAAGGTCCAGCTCATAATGTAAAAGATGGTAAAGAAACGGGTACATATCCATTATTAAGAAGTTCTAAAAATAATCGTGTAAAGTGGTTAGATACTTATGATTATGAAGGTCCATACATTGCTATCGGAACCGGTGGAGTAGCGAATTTTCATTATGTAAGTAAGTTTAATATTTCTACACATTTTAAAGTTATTAAAAATAAAGATAATATTAATCTAAAATATTTGTATTACATTCTTAATTTACATATTAAAGAACAAATTAATATTGTGGCGTTTGTTGGTTCTGCATTAAAAGGATTAAATATAGAAATATTTAATAATATTAAAATAGCTCTTCCGCCCATGAATATTCAAGAAGAACTTGTTAGAGTATTAGATAATAAATATGCAAGTATTGAAGATTTAAAAAAAAAAATAAATTATACTGAAAGGGAAATAGAAACGGTAATTAATGAAACGTTTAATTAGTAATATTTTGTTTGTAAATATGCTTCTATATGTTTAATTTTAATATGTTTTTCCATAGTACTATCATCTAGTATATCTTTTATTGTAGAATCATTTTTTTTTATTAATTTTATTAATTGTTGACGATTAGGATCAATATCGCCATAAATATGATTAATATAGAACAAGCGCATTTCTAGATCACCTTGAAGCCTATTAGCAAATGTTAGTCCATACGTACAATTTGTCATAGACGTTCCAATGATAGGATGGATATGGCAGAAATTAAGTTTATGTTCCTGAGACATATATTGTTGAGATTCTAAATCACTAATGGATAATTCTTGATTTGTCAAAAAATCACGCGTAAATGGTGTATTTTGTAGAGTATTATGATTATTTAGATAAGTATACTGCTCTTCGCTAATATTATTTTTATTTTTAAAAGAAGTTATTAATTTTTTATATGAAGCATTTAATGCATCCCGTTCAGTGATCGGAAAATCGCGCAAATGAATTAAAAAGGATATAGACTTTAACACAATACCATTAGATTCGTTAATTGTAGCATGCTCGTGTTCTTTAACAGCGTAGGGCAATTTACCGAAATTAGCATCATTACGCTTAAATTGTACTTCTTGTTCTTTAGTTAGAATAAATGTAGCATTACGTGAACGGCGATTAAAAATACCACCACACTTTATACGCTTTTTATTATTTATTTTATTTTCTATGTCTTGTTTAGAAAGACCTTGAACTAGTAATTCTTTTATTGTATTATGCTTTTCGTAGTTTAGGCAACCCTGATCACCAGCAGCAGTATAGGCATCCGTAAATATTTTATTAATAAATTTAGTTTCATACTCTGATAGTGGACGTTTCATGATAGAAGTAAGCCAACCTGTAATAGTTTTCTTACTAATTTTATCATAAAATGCAAATGGTTCAATTTCTTTTATATTTTCGTTAGATATAGTTTGACTAGATAAATCACTTTGCGTTATTTTTAAGTGTCTTGTAGAATCTACAAATTTTAGTTCATAACTCCAAGTATTATCACTATTATTAGCTTGAATACATTTACAGTTACCTATATAGAACGATACTTTCGATTTGCCGTCCTTTTTGTTTATATAATGTTTATCTAAGCAGTAAAACCTATCTGTAATAAAATGAGGCATCGATATTACAAATAGATTCCAATTTTGATACTCCAAAATAGTATTTTATTGATATCAAATTTATTTAATAGTGCTATTTCTATATACATTATCTATCAATAAAAAAAGATAAAGTATATATATTTACATAATTCATAACATATTGTGAGCTGCCTCCATCGATTATGTAATCTCTTGTAGAAAAAACAACATCCATCGCATAATTCAACGCTGGGTTCGCGGCGCTACTGAAAAAAAAATCTACGCCTACGAATATGGTGATATATTTTTATTTTTTAACATAGTTTTGTGTAATTTTTTAATCATTTTATTTTTAAGAATATTGTAAGCATTCTTTTACATGACCCAGTAAATATAACTTAGTTGAACTCGTAAAGCGTTTTTCTCTATCTTTTATTTTATTTGATTGAGCTCTACAGCGACAATTAGATACAATATTAGATATATCTTTTTTACTAATATATAGTTGTTTTCTAAGTGAATCTTTATTTAATTCCATATAATATTCATCTTCAATACTACAATTAAAACACACTGTTTCATTATAGTATAATTTATACGATTGTTCATATGGATGTATATGACACACAGAACATACAGAATTAGCATCTGCTACTAAAGTTTCTTCTTCTGACTCTTCTTCTTGAGTTGTTTGATCTGTTTGAACTTCTTCTACAATAATACCATTAGTAGGTAAATTTTTTTTAATACAACCATTTACTTTATTTCGATAGTATACACGATTATCTTCATCGGTATGTTGATACCATTCAAGTGATGATCGTTTTAATTGTCTATAAAATCGTTTTACTTGTTTATTTACACGAATCGAAGTCAACGAATAATTTTTAATATGTAGATAGTTAGCATTAGTTGCTCGAGATAATGCTACATAAACTTGCCCATCATCAAAAATATGCTTACCAATGTCAACACTTAATTTTTCAATACCCATACCTTGCGATTTATGTATAGTTAACGCCCACGCAAGACGCAGTGGATATTGCTCGATAGAATAATTTGGAAATTCCCAACGTGCTTTATCTATATTATGTATATGTCCATCTTCGGTTTTAATTTTGGCATAGTTATTACTAAAACCTAAAAATATTCCTTGTCTTCCATTAACTAAACCTTTTGTTACATCAATATTTTTATTTATAATAATAAAAGCATTACGTTTTAAGAGTAATGTTTCTTCAATAGTAGAATGAGTAGGAAATTCATAGTTATAACTATTTTTTTTAATCATTCGTGCTTGATGTTTAATAATATCACCTTCTAAAGCAAATACCTTTGTTAAGTTATGGGCTTTTACATTAAATTTATTAGGATATAAATGTGTATAGTTACTATTATAGTTAGGATTATTTTGATATAAAGCGAGAGATTCTTGTACACTTTTATCAGTTATTCCTAAACGAATTTTTTTTAAAAATGAAATTAATTCTGTTTCTTTTTGTCTATGTGTTTTTTTTAATACAATAGAATAATCAATAATACTATTCCAATATACTGATTTAAAGCAGAAGTCAGTCTCTTTCGTATCACGAACAGGAGGAAGTTGAAAGAAATCACCTACAATAATGAGTTGAATACCACCAAAGGGTAACGAATTCCTACGAATATTCATAGCAACTTTATGTAAGAAATTAAATATAACTACACTTAACATAGATATTTCGTCTATAATAAGTAATTTAGTATATTTCCAATGATTATATTTTTTATAATTATTCCGTATTGAATCTACAAATCCTTCTACATCATTAAAATCTGTATGGGGTGTAATACCCGCCCAACTATGAATAGTCGTACCATGAATATTTAACGAAGATATACCTGTGGTAGATGTAACCGCTATACTATAATCTTGATATTTAGATGAGCATTCTTGTATACATTTTCGAATTAAAAAACTCTTACCAGAACCAGCACTCCCGGTTATAAAAAGATTATATCCTGCTCGAACGAGTTGAATAGCATTTTTTTGGTATTTATCTAATTCTATTGGAATTTGTGTAGATGGTTCAATTGTTGGTGTATATAGATATTTTTGTAAAGACATAATAATTATAAACAGGTATGTTCTGTGTATAATATTATCAAATTTAATAAAAAAATATAATGTAATACATGATTATGCTTTTATAGAAGATTATTGATAGAACTTTATATATTTCTATACATAAAACCTTTTGAGACATATATTTTTAAAAAAGTTTTGTAAGTACATATACCATCGTTTATCTATTTCTATATACATTATCTATCAAAAAAGATAAAGTATATATACAATAACTTATAAAATCTACATATATATTTTTCTATAAAAAACAATAGAAAAGTATATATAATTAAATAAAAATAGAATATAGTTGTTTCCATAATCTATTAAAAAATTTAATGTATAATTAGACACATACAATTTCATAAAAAAAGTTGTTATAAAATAAAATTTGATATTAAAAGATGAATATAAAAGATTATTAAATGATTAATAATGATGTATAGTACGGTTAATATAAATGTAAAACAAAATGAACAAACAACTTATACAAATAACAATTTAATTGATAGTGAAGGTTGTTCAAGTTCTATTAAATCAAATAACAATAAAAACGCAAATGCATTAAATGGGTTTCTGTCTGATAAAAAGTTTGATTCTAAAAATGGATATATTAATAATAGTCATAGTTGTAAAGAAGATTTTAACTCTAACTATGCTTATGTATTAGATCAAAATGACAGTAATATACATGAAACTAGTAAAAAAATATCCATAGAAGAATATTTAAATAATACACTATTAAAATTAGAGGTTAAAAGTAAACAAAAATGTTTAGTTTGTGAACGGGGTCATTTATTAAAACAGTATGATTCTACAGAACGTTCTAAACATTTTCAACATATTAATGGACACGATATTAATATGAGCGAATGGCATTCGGAATGGCAAACTAATTTTCCATTACATACGCGAGAACAAGAATTAAAAAAGAAAAATAATTTACAAATAAGAGTTCGTAGAGCAGATGTATTACTTGATAATAAAGTAATAGAATTTCAACATAGTAATATAACATGTAAAGAAGTAAAAGAAAGACAAAAAGATTATACATTACATGATAAAGAAGTTATTTGGGTTATTGACGGTAATAACACAATTGTAGAAACATTTTTATTACATAGTAAACGAATATATTTAGAATTTAAAGGGACATATTGGAAATATTATAGTTTTCTATCGTATAAATATATTTATATTAATATTAAAAATAAAATATACAGAATTGAACCTAAAAAGGTTAAGAGTCATATGATAGATGTTCATGAATATAAATTAAAAAATGATTTTATTATATCGTTAAAAAATAATACAACTATATTTAGTGAGGATAATCCTATTCAAACTACACTATATGTTAAACAAGAAGGTGCGGGCAATGGTAAAACATATGGTAGTATTCAATTATTACAGGATGAGCAGTTTGAAGATAAAGAATGTTTTATTATGATAACAAAACAACATTCAGCAAAAGAAGTTATAAAAAAAGAGTGGGATGATCAAATAAAAAGAAATGAGTTAACACATTTAGAATTAATACATGAAGAATTTAAAAGTAAAAAATATATTATTACCTATCGAAATCGTAACATTAATAAAACAAGGACATTAATTATAGCAACAGTAGATTCTTTAATGTATAAGTTAGGTAATAAAAAACATAAAGAAAAAAAACAATTTGTAGGAATTGTAAATTCGATTATAGACGGGCATATTGAAGCCGAACGTAGTGGAAGAACAAACTATGCTAATAATCCTTCAAGATTATGTAAAAAGATGTTAATCGTCATTGATGAAACACAAGATTTAG